TAATTTTGGCGATTCTCACATTGCCAATTTTGGTGCTCGCATATGGGGTCTGGTCAGAAGATCCGGCTGCGATGGACAAAATAAAAATTTTCTTCGAGCATTTCCAGGCATTGCCGACATGGTTTACAAATTTATGGATTCTTGTCGTGGCGAGCGTTTTTGGTATAAAGGGAACTCAAATTTTCAGAAATGGCGGAGGTAAGAAATAATGAAAAAACCAATAAAACCTATTAGAAGTATTAAGCCTACTTTAGGCAGAAAAAAAACAGAGGAATATTTAAAAAAAATAAAAAATAAAAGAAAGAAATAATGGCTGATATTGAATTTATTGTTCGTTTACAACGAGAAATTAAAAAAAGACTTGCAGCATTGTCATTAGGAGTAACGTCTGGTGCTATTGACAATTTCGATAAATACAAGTATATAACTGGACAAATCGCAGCTTATGAAGCTGTACTACAGGAAATATCCAACCTGCTAGACAAAAAGGAGCAATATGAAGACACAGGAAACGTTATCAGAATCGACAAAGACCAAACCGGTCCCAAAAATTAAATTAGCATTAGAGCCACAATTAAAAAAAGCTGCTGAGGAAGAAAAAGCCAAAGAAGCTAAAAGAAATCAACCACCCGAAAAAGCAAAATTACCAATCCCAACTGGTTGGAGAATTTTAGTTTTACCTTTTCAAATGAAAGAGAAAACTAGAGGTGGTGTTATCTTAGCTGAAACTGCAATTGAAAGACAACAAGTTGCTTCTCAATGTGGATTAGTTTTAGCTATGGGTCCAGATTGTTACAGGGATAAAGAGAAATTTAGAGAAGGTCCCTGGTGCAAGATCGGTGAATGGGTGTTATTCGCAAGATACGCCGGCTCACGGATCAAGATAGAAGGTGGGGAAGTTCGGATGCTAAACGATGATGAAGTTTTAGCAACCATCAAGAATCCAGAGGATCTCTTGCATGAATATTAAACATAGAGGAGTAAAACTATGCCAGTAGAAAAAGAAAAAATGGTAGACATTGACACAAGTGGTCCGGGTGCCGAGGTCGAATTACCAGAAGAAAAAGTAAAACAACCGGAACAGGAAGTAGAGGTTAAAAATGAAACAGTTACTGAAACTGTGGAAGAGCCTAGTAAGTCCGATGACACATCTGAGAAATCTGATGAGCAGTCAGATGTTCGAGATAGTACGGACAATCAAGAACAAAGCAAACCAGAAGACGACCAAAAACTAGAAGAGTATAGTGAAGGTGTCCAAAAAAGGATTGCTAAGTTAACAAAAAAATGGAGAGAAGCAGAACGTCAAAAGGATGCTGCTGTTCACTATGCTGATAGCGTTGAGAAAAAACGTAGAGCATGGGAACAAAAGTATGCTAAATTAGATAAGGCGTATCTGAAAGATTCAGAAACTAGAATCAAAAGCCAGTTAGATGCTGTTAAAGGTAAACTAGCTGCAGCAATTGAATCTGGAGATACTGCAAAACAAGTTGAAGCACAAACAGAACTTAGTACTTTAACTGGTGATGCAAGATCTATTGAATCTCAAAAACTAAAAGAGGAAAAGTATAACGCAGATCCCCAAACTCCAGCGTATCAACAAGCGCCGACGCAAACACCGTCGTTGCCTCAAGTTGATGAAAAAGCTGAAGATTGGGCGACTAAAAATTCATGGTTTGGTGCGGACCGAGCTATGACATTTACAGCGTTCGAGATTCATAAAGATTTAGTGGAAAAAGAAGGTTTTGACCCTAAGTCAGATGAATATTATGTAGAAATAGACAAAAGAATAAGAGTTGACTTTCCTCATAAATTTGGTAGAAGTGAAACTAGATCGATCAAACCCGCTCAGACGGTTGCTCCGGTAAGACGAAGCGTGAAACCTGGTCGCAAGAATGTGAAACTCACACCTTCACAAGTAACTATTGCTAAAAAATTAGGTGTGCCACTCGAAGAATATGCGAAACAATTAATGAACACGGAGGCTTAGAAGCATATGGAAAAAGAAACCAAAAAAACCCCTCGTGCGAGTCAGACTAGGTCTAAAACTGAAAGACCAAAAGTGTGGACTCCTCCATCAGCGTTAGACGCGCCTGAACCCCCAAAAGGGTTTAAGCATAGATGGCTAAGAGCTGAGTCAATGGGCTTTGATGATGTAAAAAACATTCAAGGTAGACTCAGATCAGGATACGAATTAGTGAGAGCTGATGAATATCCAGATAGTCAATTCCCTTCTTATAAAGAAGGAAAATATGCAGGTGTAATCGGCCATGGTGGCCTAGTGTTGTCTAGGGTTCCGGAAGAAATCGTGGACTCGCGAAATGAGTATTTTGCTCAGCAAACTAAGGAACGTAACGAGGCTTTAGATCGCGATTTAAGAAGGGAACAACATAAGAGTATGCCTATCTCACAAGATAGGACGTCTCGTGTAACCTTCGGTGGTACAAAGAAAGAGTAATTTTTCTCGGGATAACAACCAATTCCCTATCATCGATTTTAAAATAAACCGTTTAAAACTTTAATTAGTTTTAGACATTTAGGAGAAACTAACATGGCAAACCAAGACGCTCCATTCGGTTTTAGAGCAATCGGCGGAATGGGATCAAGCTATGAATCACAAGGTCAGTCTAAGTATCAGATTAAAGATAACTGGACTAATGCTATCTTTCAGGGCGATCTTCTTATGATGGGAGATGGTTCAGCTACAGATAGAGCAGGTACAGCTACCGAAGCAGGGTATGTTGCTGGCTCTATTGCAGCTCAAGATGGTCTAAACTGTGGTGTATTCAATGGCTGTTTCTATAACGATCCAACAACTCAGAAACCAACATGGAAAAACTACTATCCAGGTGCGGTAAATATCACAACTGGATATATTGATGCGTTTGTGTTTGATAACCCTCAACAATTGTTTGAGGCTCAAACCGCAGGTACTTTCACTCAAGCTTCCGTAGGAAGTTTAGTAGATACAGGTACTTATGTTGCTGGTGACACTGTCAATGGACATTCAAAATGTGAAGTTAGCTCATCTGTCGTAGGCAGTGGAGCTACTGGACAATGGAGAATAATCCGTATGTCAGAAGACCCAAGTAACAGCGATGTAAGTTCAGCTAATTCTAATTGGGTAGTAAGATTAAATGAGTCAATCTACTACAACAATGGAACTAGAACATAATAGGAGCATAACGACATGGCAATATCAAGAGCACAGCTAGTTAAAGAACTAGAACCAGGTCTGAATGCACTATTCGGACTTGAATACAAACGTTACCCAGACCAAACGAAGGAGATTTTTACAACAGAATCTTCTGACAGAGCTTTCGAAGAGGAAGTAATGTTATCTGGATTCGGCGATGCAGCTGTTAAACCTGAAGGTCAAGGCGTAAGCTACGACGACGCTCAGGAAACATACACAGCTAGATATACGCACGAAACAGTTGCATTAGCTTTCGCTATCACTGAAGAAGCTATCGAAGATAACCTCTACGATAGATTAGCTTCAAGATATACAAAAGCTTTGGCACGTTCAATGGCAAGCACTAAGAACACGAAAGGTGCAAATGTACTTAATAACGGATTTTACAGCGCTACTAATCCAACTTATGGCGATGGAAAAGTTCTTATTACTACAAACCACCCAACGTTATCTGGTGATCAAAGAAACGTTATCTCAACTGCCTCTGACCTTAACGAGACATCTTTAGAAACAGCAATTATAGACATTGCTAATTTCAAAGATGAAAGAGGTCTTAAAGTTGCTGCGCAAGCAAGGAAATTAATAATCCCTGTGAACGTACAATTTGCTGCTGAAAGATTGATGAAATCTGTAGGTAGAATCGGTACAGCTGATAACGACCTTAACCCTGTTAAATCACTAGGTGTTGTTCCTGAAGGATATCATGTGAACAATTACTTATCTGATACAGATGCATGGTTCTTAATCACTGATGTGCCTAACGGAATGAAACATTTCGATAGAGCCCCATTGAAAACTTCAATGGAAGGGGATTTCGATACTGGCAACGTTAGATACAAAGCTCGAGAAAGATACTCATTTGGAGTATCTGACTGGAGAGGTATCTACGGATCAGCTGGTGCGTAATAACTAACTTTAAATGAGGCGGCCTTAAAACCGCCTCATTTTACTAATACGGTGAGAATATGAGAAAATTCCTAGTAAAAATATGGGCATACGATCATTCTACTTCATTTGAAGTAGAAGCAGAAGATAGTGCTGAATCTATAGAAAAATCTATCCTTGACAAAATTGGAGAAAAGAGTATAGTTTGGGAATACGCTGGAATGTTTAGTTCCACGAACAGAATAACCTATGAGGAGGTTGTTGATGGTACAGGAGTTGTACAAACAAAAAAGGTCCTTGGAGTTGAAGTGGCAGCTGGAGTATGAGCAAGAAGGTAAATATACTCTGGATATGGTTAAAATTGATAACGCTATTAGAGATGTTATCACTGAGATCAAACTCGAAGAATCAAAGATTGCAGATAGAGAAAATGCAATCATTAATGCTGCCCCCCAAGTTTCTGTGGCTACTTAAATAAACGCCACATCGCTGAAATCAAGTATTTCTGCAAGGATCTCTTGCACTCTACTAAAATCTACTATATAAATAACTTACTATACAATTTTAAAACGATACATGGACGCGTATAGTCGACGGCCTAGAGACTATGTATCATAACTAGGAGGATAAAAT